GGAGGCGGCCATCGAGGCAGCAGGCCCACTGGCAGCGCGCCACCTGATGGGACGCAAGACCAGGAAGCAAAGGCGCATGCCTGCCAAACCGACACCTCCTGTCGAGCGTCGTGCATCGGTGGTCAAGGCGGCCAAGAAGCCAAAGCCTGCGCCAGCTCCGGCACCGGAGCCTGTTGCGCCTGTCGTCGATGACGATGCGCCACCGACCCGCGAGGAGCTGGAGGCCAAAGCCATCGAGCTGGCAGTACCATTCAACAAGCGCACCTCCGACAAGAAGCTGGCCGGCTTGATCGAGACTGCGCTCGCACAGCAGACACAGGGAGAGTGACATGGGATACAGCAAGCGCCAGTTCGTCTATGCAGCATTCGAGGAAATCGGCCTTGCGTCCTACGTCTTCGACCTGCAGCCTGAGCAGCTTGAGTCGGCCAGGCGGCGCCTGGACGCCATGATGGCCGACTGGAACGGCAAGGGCATCCGATTGGGGTATCCAATTCCTGGATCCCCTCAAGACGGCAGCATCGACGAGCAGACCAACGTGCCGGACTCGGCCTACGAGACCATCATCTGCAACCTGGGCATCAGGCTGGCGCCGAGCTACGGCAAGCAGGTCATGAACGAGACCAAGGCCACGGCCAAGCAGGGCTATGACACGCTGCTGCAGCGAGCCACTGCACCACTGGAGCAGCAATTCCCGAACACGATGCCATCCGGTGCCGGCAACAAGCCCTGGCGCGTGTACGACAACCCGTTCCTGAGTCAGCCGGTCGATCCGGTCACTGCAGGCCCGGACGGCCCCATCGAGTACAACTGAGGAACACACCATGCCGCAAATCAATCAGCTCCCCCTGCTGTCCCAGGTATCGCCTGGCGACCAGGTGCCCGTCTACAGCCCGAACAACGGTGATGCGCGGCGCCTTCCGATCAGCCAACTGCTGGCCTACTTCCAGCAGACCTTTGCCAGCCCGACGCTGGCCACCAACGTCTACACGCCTGGCACCGGCTTCAACATTGCGGTGCCGACGCCTGTGGCGCAGCAACAGTGGATGCTGATCCAGCCGGCCGGCACGTTGGCCACCGGCACGGTCACGCTGCCACTGAACACGCAGACGCCTGACGGCACCGAAGTGCTGATCACGACCACGCAGCAGATCACGGCCTTCACGCTGGCACCGAACAATGCGGCCAACGTCTATGGTGCGCCTGGCACGCTGGCGGCCGAGGACTTCTTCCGCATGCGCTTTGTGCAGGCCACCAACTCCTGGTATCGGATCGCCTGATCATGGCTGCCAAGAAAGACCCACGGCTGGAGCGTGTTGGCGTCGAGGGCTTCAACAAGCCCAAGCGCACGCCATCGCATCCGACCAAGTCGCATGTCGTGGTGGCCAAAGCTGGCGACCAGGTCAAGACGATCAGGTTCGGACAGCAGGGTGTCTCTGGCAGCCCCAAGAGAGAAGGCGAGTCCAAGGCAGACAAGGCCAGGCGCGAGTCGTTCAAGGCCAGGCATGCCGGAAACATCGCCAAGGGCAAGATGAGCGCTGCCTACTGGGCAGACAAGGTGAAGTGGTGAGGCCATGCAGATTCCAATCCTGAACGGCATCTACACCGACAACGGCCCGGACTTCCGCACGTCCTATCCGGTCAACATGGTGCCGGTGCCAAAGAACAGCGGCATCAGCTCCGGCTTTCTGCGTCCTGGCGATGGCATCGTGGCCAACGGCAGCGGCCCAGGTATCGACCGCGGCGGCATCAACTGGAATGGCACCTGCTACCGAGTCATGGGCACCAAGCTCGTGACTGTGGCCAGCAACGGCACGGTGACCGTGCTGGGCGATGTCGGTGGACCAGTCAACACGCTGGTGACGATGGACTACAGCTTCGACCGCCTGGCCATTGCGTCTGGCGGCCGTCTGTACTACTGGAACGGCACGCTCACGCAAGTGACTGACCCGGATCTTGGCGTGGTGCTCGATGTGGTCTGGATTGACGGCTACTTCATGACCACCGATGGCACCAGCCTGGTGGTGACTGAGCTGACCGACCCGACCCAGGTCAACCCTCTGAAGTATGGCTCCAGCGAGATCGATCCCGATCCGGTGGTGGCGCTGGTCAAGCTGCGCAACGAGGTCTACGCGCTGAACCGCAACACCATCGAGGTGTTCGACAACGTCGGCGGCGACTTTTTTCCGTTCCAGCGCATCGACGGCGCGCAGATCCAGAAGGGCGTCATCGGCACGCAAGGATGCTGCATCTTCATGGAGACGGTGGCATTCCTTGGCAGCGGACGCAACGAGGCGCCAGGCATCTACATGGGCGCCAACGCCACGGCCACCAAGGTGAGCACGCAGGAGATCGACGAGATCCTGCTGCAGTACACCGAGGTGCAGCTCGCCAAGGTCAAGCTGGAGGCGCGCAACGACAAGGCGCACCAACACCTCTACGTCCACCTGCCTGACCGCACGCTGGTCTATGACGCGGCGGCCAGCGAGGCATTGGGTGAGCTGGTCTGGTTCACGCTGACGAGCACAGTCGTCGGGTTTGCACAGTACCGTGCGCGCAACCTGGTCTGGGCCTATGACAAGTGGCTGGTCGGTGATCCGCAGTCGAGCAACGTCGGCTACCTGGTGGACAACATCGGCACGCACTGGGGTCAGAAGGTGCGCTGGGAGTTCGGCACGCTGATCGCCTACAACGAAGGCAACGGCGCGCTGTTCCATGAGCTGGAGCTGGTCAGCCTGACCGGCCGCGTGGCACTGGGTGTCGACCCGGTCATCACCACCAGCTACAGCCTGGACGGCCTGTCCTGGAGTCAGGACCGGCCACTGCGTGCCGGCACCATCGGCAACACCAAGAAGCGCCTGGCATGGTTCCAGCAGGGCAGCATGCGCAACTGGCGCATCCAGCGCTTCCGCGGCGACAGCGATGCGCATTTGGCCTTCGCACGGCTTGAGGCGCAGATTGAAGGGCTGCTTTACTGATGGCCACGTCCAAACTCAACCTCACGCGCGACCAGCTCGCCACGTTCCTCAAGAACTTCGAGCAGATCAGGCAGTTCGAGAACCTGTTCGCGGTGGCCGACGCCATCGCGCCTGATGTCGTCAACGAGGTCAAGATCGAGGCAGGCACGGCGCAGGCCACGGCAAATGAGGCGCTGGCGCAACTGCAGCGCATTGCCAACGCTCTGGAGCTGTTGGCGGCTGCGCCTGTCATCCAGAACAACAACTCGGTGGCGACGGACTACGTCGACCTGAACGAGCGCGCGCCTGTGCCTGCCGACAAGCCAGGCCGAACCTACTGGAACCGCGACGACGGCACGATGGACGTCGACCTGTATGGCGGCAGCGTGCTGCAGGTCGGCCAGGAGATTCACTACTACGCCAAGAACACCAGCGGCAGCCTGATTGCCAACGGCACGCCTGTGATGTTCACAGGAACGGTCGGATCATCTGGCAAGCTGGAGTTTGGCCTTGCGGTGGCCAATGGATCTGTGCCGGCCGACTACATGATGGGCGTGGCCACACAGGACATTGCCAACAACGCATTCGGCTACATCACCAGCTTCGGGCTGGTGCGCGGCTTCAACACAACCGGCACGCCTTATGGCGAGGTCTGGATAGACGGCGATCTGCTGTACTTCGACCCAGCAACGCCTGGAACATGGACCAACGTCAGACCAGCAGCTCCGAACATTGCTGTGCCAGTAGCTGTCGTTGTCAATGCCGGCAGCGGCGGCTCTGGTTCGATCTTCGTGCGCATGAAGGTCAGCGAGTCGCTGAACAACCTGCAAGACGTCTACATCAACGGCGGCGGCCCATTGGCTGGTCAGGTTCTGATCTATGACGCAGCGCAGCAGCGCTGGGAAAACCACTTCCTGACGCCAGGCGCCAACATCAGCATCACCAACGCATCAGGCTCGATCACGATTGCTGTGACTGGCCTTGGAACGATGGCATTCGAGAACACAGGCGCATCTGGCTCCTTCACTGCGGCCAGCGGCGAGGTCATCACGGTCGTCGACGGCATCATCACAAGCATCGTCTAAGGAGAAACCATGACCGTCACAGTCAAAGTTCTGATTGCAGCCAAGCAGGCCGAGAACGCTCAGACCACACAGTACACGGCGACCAACGCCAAGGCCATCATCGACAAGTTCACGGCCACCAACACCAGCGCGGCCAACGTGACGTTGAGCGTCAACCTGGTGACCGGAGGCGGATCTCCTGGCGCTGCCAACCTGGTGGTGGATGCGCGATCCATCGCACCGGATGAGACCTACACTTTCCCCGAGCTGGTCGGCCAGGTGCTCGATGCTGGAGGCTTCATCTCCACCATCGCCAGCGCGGCCACCTCGCTGACCATCCGTGCCAGCGGCCGCGAGATCACCTGAAGGAGTCCATGATGGAAGATGTGAAGATGCCCAAGATGATGCTGGCCGGCTTCGGTGGCATTCCCTACGAGGAGCCATTCCTGACGGCCGCGGAGAACCGCAAGAACACCCAGGTGGCCATCGACGACTGGATGCTTGGCCCTGCCAAGCCCAGCAACGAGCGCGGCGCGAACAAGCCCTACTGGATGGCGCTGGCCAAGGCCATGCAGGTCGACGAGGGCGAGGCTCGGCGTCGGCGCTGCTCCAACTGTGAGTATTACGACAACTCGGTGCTCACCCAAGTGAAGATGGACAAGATCCCGTGGAACCAGTGGGACGTGGACGCAGGCTTCCGCGGCCACTGCACCAAGCTCGATTTCGTCTGCCACGACCTGCGCTCCTGCCAAGCCTGGGAAGAGCGCGAGTTCGAGGAAGATTGACCAAATGACAGATTGTGGGAAAATATGGTCCACTGAGCCGTCCGAGCAGCCAGTAGCTCACAGCCCCCAGCAGGAGGATTCGATGAGCGATGTCGCGGTTCAGGAAGTTGCCAAGCATGCCGGCGTGCCTGCAGAGCACCTTCCAATATACCGCCTGGAGGCCGAGCTTTTAAAGCTGCCGCAGGTTGACATGCCTGTCGAGCACGCCTTTTGCAATGGTCTGTACGCTCGGACGATGCATATCCCGGCCGGCACCGTGCTGACCGGCGCAGTCCACAAGGACGAATCCTTTTTCGTGGTCCGCAAAGGACTTCTAATCGTCACCACCGACGATGGCTCGGCCCAGGTTGGCCCTGGTTTCATGAGCGTCACCAAGCCCAACACCAAGCGTGCTGGCCTGGCTTTGACTGACGTGGATGTCACCACCTTTCACGCCAACCCGACGAACGAGACAGACCCACAGGCCATCTGGGATATGTACACCGTCCCGGCACCGGCCACTGTTCTTGAGGCCGTCCAACATCCGCACCTGGAGGGCAAAAAATGAGTTTCGGACTATCTGGAGCAGCGCTAGCAGGCATTGCCGTCGGCGGCGCAACGCTCGTCTCCGGCCTGGCTCAGGCCGATGCAGCAAGCAGTGCTGCTGCCGCTCAAAGTGCAGCATCTCAAGCAGGAATTGAAGAGCAGCGTCGCCAGTTTGACAAGGTCCAAGAACTGCTGAAGCCCTACGTCGAGGCCGGAACTTCGGCTCTCGGCGGATTTGGTCCGTATCAGCAGGCTGGTGCTGGAGCCATTCCGATCCTGCAGCAATATGCGGCGGCAGGCGCTCCTGCGCTGCAGCAGCAGCAGGCTATCGCTGGCCTACTTGGCCCAGAGGCGCAACGTCAAGCCATCGCAAGCATTGAGCAGGGCGCAGGGTTCCAGGCTCAGGTGCGCCAAGGCGAAGAAGCTCTGCTGCAACGTGCTTCGGCCACTGGCGGTCTGCGCGGCGGCAACATCCAAGCGGCGCTGGCTCAGTTCCGTCCGCAGATGCTTCAGCAGGCCATCGAACAGCAGTACGGACGCCTTGGCGGCTTGGCTGGTGTTGGTGGAACCATCGCTCAACAACTTGCCAACGCTGGCATGGGCGCAACAGAAACGCTGTCTCGACTTGGCCAAGCATCAGCGGCCGGGACCGGAGCAGCGGCGCAGACCAGTGGTTCTAACATTGCAAACTTGCTGCAGCAACAAGGCGCTGCACAAGCAGGCGCAGACATTGCCCAAGGCCGAGCTTTCGGTGCGATCCCGTCAGCAATCGCTGGAGGACTTGGCATCTTCTCCGGCCTCGGAGGTAAATTCTGATGGTGCAACCGATCAATTACGGCGTCGAAATTCAAGACCCAACGCAGTCATTCCTGCAAGCCTTCAAGGCTGGCGCTGCCATCACTGACGTGCGCATGGCGCAGGAGCAAGCTGCGATCAAGGCCCAGCAGCAGAAGCAGATCCAGGACGCATTTGCAAAACTGCGGCAGCCTGGTGCAACCGCTCAGGATTACGCCAACCTGTCCATGTTGCTGCCTGAGACGCAGGCCAAGGCCGTGCGCGAGAGCTTCAGCATGCTCAACACAGAGCAGCAGAATGCAGCAAGATCACAAGCTGCTCGGGTCTTCTCTGCGTTTCGAGCTGGCAAGCCTGATATCGCCATTGGCTTGATCGAGAACCAGATCCAGGCCAAACGCAACAGCGGCGACGAAGCTGGTGCCAGGTTCCTGGAGACCTGGCGAGATGTGGCGAAGGAGAACCCAAACGCCACTGAGGACTACTTCGGCGGCATTCTTGCTGAGATGCCTGGCGGCAAAGAAGTGCTCGCAGGAGCATTGCAAATTTCGGAAGAGCGCAGGAAAGCTGCTCTGCAAAGCCCAGCGCTCAGGAAGGCCACAGCAGAGGCCACACAGGCCGAGCTGGCCACGGCCAACACCCCTACCCGCCTGGCGCTGGAGAACACGCAGACCGCGGCCAACATCCGCAACCTGGACAGCCAGATCGCAGACCGTGCTGGCCGGCTGGTGCTGGATCAGAATCGTCTGAGGCTCGACCGCGACAAGCTGCAGTCTGACGTTGAGGCAAGGCTCTACGAGTTGAACCAGAAGGGCACGCAGCTCGATGCGAGCGCGACCAAGCTGGTCAACGATGCAGCGGTGGCTGCAGTCGGCTCTGAGCAGGCTGCAGGACGCATGCTGGACCTGGCAGCAAGGCTTGAGCAGCAGGGCGGCGGCTACGGCGCATTCAGCGGTGTCAACACATGGCTGCGCAACGCAACCGGCAACCAGGACGCCTGGACGCAGGTGCGCAACGAGTACGTCCGGCTGCGCAACACGCAAGCAGTCAAGTCGCTGCCTCCTGGCCCCGCGACCGACCGCGACATCGAGCTGGCGCTGAAGCCATTCCCGAGCGAGAACGCAGACGCAGCCACCATCGCGTCCTTCCTGCGCGGCATGGCCAAGCTGCAGCAGTACGAGGCGGTGGCCGAAAGCGCCAAGTCGGAATGGGTCAACTCGGTTGGCTCGCTCGGCCGAGCAACAAAGGACATCCAGATCGGCGGCGTCCAGGTGCCGAAGGGCACCACCTATGTGGACTTCGCGCGCCAGTTCATGGACCAGCGTGCGCAAGACCTGGCGGCCACGCAGGCCGGCCGTGCGGTGGCTGGTCGAGGTTACATGCGCTGGGCCAACCCACAGACAGGTGCTGTGCCTGGTGCTGCTACTCCGGCAGCGCCTGAGCCAGCCACGCAATCTGGTGGAGGTCGCAGTGTCTCTGGAGTCGTGACGCGACCTGACGGCACGCCTGTTGTGCCGATGGCTCCTGGCGCTGCTGTCCCTGAAGGCGTGAATCGCCAAGCCTGGGAATCAATGTTCCCTGTAGCACCTCAACCAGGCAGGTAAGCATGGCGACAAGAGAAACCCCCACCAGCTACAAAGACCCGTTCTGGTCTGACCTGGCAGCCAGCACCGAGCAGAAGCTCGGTCTGCCGGAAGGACTGCTGGTCTCGGTGCTCACACGCGGCGAGCGCTCCAACGCTGACCAGGTGTCCGAGGCTGGTGCGCGCACTCCGTTCCAGATCATCCCGTCCACCCGCAAGGCGGTGCTGGACAAGTACGGCATCGACGCCTACCTCAGCCCAGAGAACGCAGCCGAGGCTGCCGGCCGACTGCTCAAGGAGTCGCTGGAGCGCAACCAGGGCAACGTCATGCTGGCGGCTGCCGAGTACCACGGCGGCACCGATCCGAAGAACTGGGGTCCACGCACCAAGTCCTACATGCAGCGCGTCTCCCAAGGCGTGCGTGAGCTGACTGCGCAGACTGCGCCAGCACAGCCGGCAACCATTGCGGAGGGCGGCACGACCAGCACGTTTCAACGTGCTCTTGGTGCCAGCAGCATGGCTTCTGTTCCGCAGGATGCGATCTCCAGGGTCTACCAGGCCTACAGCACCGGACAGATGACGCCTGATGAGGCGGCCGAGTTCGAGGCCGATGTCCAGGCTGGCGCTGTCATGCTGCCCCGCGGCGCTGCGCTGCGCGGCCAGGTTCAGCCCCAAGGTGCGCGGCCGATGGTTCAAGAGCTGCCGGCTCCCGTCCTGGAAGCCTACAGCACCGGCCGCATGACCCGCGACGAGATGATGGAGCTGGAGCGCGACGTGGCCAATGGCATGGCCAAGGTGCCTGCAGGCTTCCAGCTCCAGAAGACCGAACCGATGGGCGTGCTGGGCGGCATCCGCGAGGCCGTCACCGGCACCGAGCGCACCACCCCGACAACCGAGGCGCTGCCTGACTGGGCCAGCATGCCGGAGCTGAACACCTTCAGCATGGCCAGCTTCAAGTCGGCCCTGGGCACGATGATGACCAACCCGCAGGAGACTGTGCAGGTCATCCAGGCCAACTTTCCCGGCGTCAAGGTGGCGCAGGACGAGAAGGGCAACTTCGTGCTGCAGTCGTCCATCGACGGCCAGTTCTACGCCATCAAGCCAGGCTTCCAGGTCAGCGACATTCCTCGCGCTGCTGGTGCGCTGG